CCGACCAACGGATCTCGATCGACGCCTACCCGATCGGCAAGAACGTCGCCAAGACCGCCGCGTCTTCAGACGGGTCTCATTTTTTCATCCTGTCGCAGGGGGAGCCGACGCGGCTCAGCGCGGCGGACGAAGGGCCGTCTCTCAGCGTCTTCGACGCCGATCGCGTCGGCGATGTTGGGGTAGCGGCTGATCGCCAGCTCCACCGCGTACGTCGAGATGCGTTCCGGCTGATAGCCGCGCGCCCGAAGGACGCGGCCCTGCCCTTTCGCGCTCGAGGACAGCCAGAAAATCTGATTATCGATCTCGGCCATAGAATCCGTGGCGGCCAGTCCTTCTTCCATGAAGCCGTTCGGGATCGGCGCGAACGGATTGGTCACGTCATCCGTGAGGTAGTACCAATCGCCGGTCTGTGAACCGAGGACGAGGATCTCTTGCAGGCGCTTCGCCATGCCGACCCAGCCATCGGAGGCGGTGTTCCGCTGCGCGATGTCGAGCGGATCCCACGACGTGAAATCTTCGAGCGCCGACCACTTGAGCGTGCTCGTGTTGATGTCGAGGACCAAGCCGTAGCCATTGATGAACAGGCACTGATTCGCGCCGGTGACTTCCGTGGTCAGCGTGTTTGTCGTCAGGTCGTAGGCGTAGCCGAGGCCGCCGCTCGTGATGAGCAATTGGCCGCCGGCGGCGCCGTTCGAACACAGTTGCGCATTGCCGCTGTCCATCGCGACGGACCCGCGATTCGTAGCGGTGCCCCCGGTGAACAGTTCATCGAGCGATCCGCCGGTGACGGCGAAGGCGCGCCCGTTCTGCGCAAAGCCGCCACGTCCCGGTCCGACACCGCCGATATCGCAGAACGTCGGCAAGCCAGGACACGGATAGAGGTACGCCGGGGACGTACCGGTGCCTTCGCCCGGCTCCAGATAGAGATTGATGCACCGTTCACCATCGAAGGTCAGCGCCTGCGTCACATACGATGGGCCGACGAAACCGGGCCAGACCGCCACTAGTCCGCCTTTGCCGACTTCGGTTTCGGCGCCGTCGGCGCCGACAGTTTTGCTCTTAATTCTTCGTTTTCCGCGCGCAACGCGATGACGCGCCACATCAACGCGCCCGTTTCCTCGCGGACGATGTCTTCCGGCGACTTCTGATTGATGATCACCATAAGTTAACTCGCCGCGATGATGATGCCCTTCGACACCGTGATCGAGGCGGGCGCGGCGGGTCCGAAGTCGATCCCGTTGCCCCCACCGGTCGTCGCGAACCGATCCGCTTCGATCAGGCCCGCGGCGAGACAATTATCGAAGTTCAGATCCGCATAGCCCGCGTTTGCGCGGTCGCGTACTTCCAAGATCGCATCGGAGGAGAAGCGGAGGACGACGCCCGCCGTAATCGCGGCATTCGAGAGTTTCAGGACCGCGTTCGCGACGTTCGTGATCAGCGTCTGCGCGCTCCACCCGATCGTCGCGGCCGTGTTGGAGAACGTGACGGACGCCGCCGTCGCATCGAGCGTGACATCGCCGCCGGGCGTGCCGAGGAGCAACGTCCCGCCCGCATGCTGGTTTTGGATGCGGGCAGCGTCTGTTTGATGGAGGTAGTTCAAGGCGAGCGCCGCACCGGCGGCTCCCGTCGCTCCGATCGCCAGTGAACTCACCGTACTGGCCGACGTACCGCCGCTGTTGAGGATGTACGCCCCGACCGTGCCCCCCGATCGACTCGCGGAGACCCCCATCGCGATCTCGGAGGCGCCGGTCAGGGCCAGGGTCGCCCCGGCGATCGCCGCGTTCGCGTTGTTCGCGCGATTTCTCACAGTGAGCGTGTCATTCGTTGCAAAATCCAACGTGACACCATTCGATCCCGCGCCATCGTCGAACGCCAGTACCTTCGTCGCCAGCCGCGTGATCGCGGTGTCGATGGACGTGAGCCCGGACGATGACCACGCCAGTTTCCCACTCGACCCGAGGACCGCGGCGCCATCTGAGCGAATCGCCAGCCGTGGCGTGTAGCCACTCCCGTTGACTTGGGTGGACAGCGTGAACGCGATGATCGGGTCGCCCGAGACTTGCTGCAGCGGGATCGCTTCGATGATCCCATCCACCACCCGTGACGCGGAGGCCGTCGCGTTCCAGCCCGCGCCGGTCCACCGCACCCGCGGCGAGTACTGCTGCGCATTGTTCGCCGCCACGGTCGTATTGAGAATGATCGCCGCATCGGTGGACGTCGTGCCGATCCCGTCCACTTCGAACGTGGAGGGCGCCGTCAGCGGAATGCTGCCCGGGACGTTATCGTTCGTCCAGATCGGATTCGTCGGCGGGTCCGTGTCTGTCGAGGGCGACAGGATGAACTTGTAGGTCAGCGCTGGGTCGAGATAGACCGTCGCCCGGCCCGCACTATCGAGGACCACGGGGTTCGTATTCGCGATCATCAAGGCCGACGTCGTGTAGGTGTCCGTCTTGGTGTCCGTCGTCGCGAGATACGCGAACAGCAGCCCGCCCGCGACGGGCACGCCGTCGTTATCCAGCCATTGCGGACGCACGAAGGGGATCAGGGGACCGAGCGCCATCAGAGATTTCCCGTGTTGATGTCGTACGCGGGCAAGTTGGTGCCGATGTAGGCGAAGTCATTCGCCATGTCCGTCAGGGTGATGTTCTGGCGCTTGATATTCGCGAACGACCGCGCCGCCATACGCTCCAGGTTCGGCGTGATCGGCCGGCCGTAGTCATCCGCGATTTCCAACGCTAGTTGAAACTTCAACGCCGAGCCGTATCCGTTCGGCAGGTAATAACTGGCCGCCAGTGCGGTGAACTCGCCGAGGCTTTCGGCGATGTAGAGCGCCATCGAGTTCACGGCGTTATCGGGGACCGGCCACAGATAGAGCGTGCCGAGATTGGACGCGACCGTGGGGTTGTAGAACGCGGCCGTAAACTGCGCGGCCGTCAGATCCTTCACGAAGATGTTCTGCCACTGCGTCGCATCGAGCAGCGTCTTCGGGACTTCGACTGTCGGCGACGACGCATTGAGAATCAGGCCGATGCCGGCCAGGTCCGTCGGCCGCTCGATATCGATATTCCCGCCACTGCCGACCGTGTACGGGTTGCTCACGCTGCCCTTGTTCGCGGTGAGCGCCTGTACCGTGCGCGAGATGTAGGGGATCGTGAGCCCTTGCAGCGACCACTGGCCGATCAGGTCGTTCAGGCTCCGCAGCCCTTGCTGGCCTTGCGACGCGTTCGGGACTTCAGCCGGATCGAGCACCTGGAGCGCGACGAGCGCGCCCGTAATGAGTCGAAGCGCTGTCGTGGGTGAGCTCGCCATACGTCATGACCCAGACCTAACGGAGCACGAAGCCGAACTCGAGATCGAACGAATGCGCGCCGCTCTGCGTCACGCCATACTCGGCAAACTCAAACACCGATTTTGGCGGCACCGTCACGGGCGGCATCGAGATCGTGGCGACGAGTTGATTTGTGCCTGTCGTCGGCAGTCCCGCCATGAGATTGGCCGTGGCGCCCCCGAACATGAACAGGTACTGATCCTCGACCACCGGCACGACCGAGCGCACACGCACCGCCGACACCATCTGCGCCGCAATCGGCGTGACCGCCACCGCGCCCATCGCGCACACGGGGATATCCACGGGGATCCCGTATGTCGGGTACTGATTGATCGCGTTCACGACGGTGCCGCCGCCGGTGCGGGTCGCCGCGGCGACGTTGGTATCCACAAACACCGCCACATCGGTCGTGGAGGCCCCCGCGCCCACGGCCGTGATGCGGAGACGGATGAACTTCGGCACCAGCGTTTTCGCGCTGCTCTGGTTGTAGGCGTAGAGCACGGGCTTTGTGGCCAGATCGGCAATCACCGGCGCCGCATGGCCGGCAATGCCTGTGTAGGGCACGGTCTGGCTGTTGCGCACGGTGTAGAACGTGCCGTCGTCGCACTCGTTCTGCCAGGTCGCTGAGCCGTAACTGCGCGACTGGATGCCGGGAGCGGCGCCCATCAGTTCGCCGCCGTCGGCGTAATGACCTTAGTCCGGACCCCGAGCGGCCCGATGCCGGGCGTGAGGGTCGCCAACTGCCAGATCCGCGCCGCCGTGCCCGGCCCTTCCGATTCCCCCGTCGGCCAGTACACATTGCCGGTGAGCGTATTGATCCACGGCTGCACGATCACTTCCGACGGGGGGGGGGCGACCGGATTGTGCTGATAGAACTGATCGCCGCGCCCGAGAAACACCGTCTCCCCCGCAATATGCGTGGTCGCGTTCGACCCTTCACAGCCCCGTTTCACGTTCACGAGCGTCGAGCCCGTCGGCCCGAGGCTCACCACCTGAAACAATTCACGCCCTGGATGCGCCCAGAAAAACAGGCCCGGGGTCACGTTCGCGACCGACGTGAGGTAGACCTGATGTGCGTCCCGCGTACAGGGCTGGAGCAGCGTGGTCTGCGGGAGTGAGGCGAGCGCGGCCATACGATTACCGGAGGACGAAGCCGAGGCGGACCTGAAACGTCGGCCCGGTGGACTGGGACGCGCGCCACTGCACGAGCTTGAAATTCCAGCCCGGAGGCACCGCGATCGGTGACGCAATCCGCGACGAGTCCATCAGGGTCGCCGGACGCGCGACGCCACCGCCGTTGGAGCTCGGCGCCCCGAACACGATGTCGTAATGGTCCTGGATGATGTCGATCGTCCCGCGGAAAATAATGTCGCCGTACTGCACGGACGATCCCGAGTTCGCCGGGGTGACGATGGCGCCGACCTGGGCGACGAGTCCGGACGTGGCCGTCGCGTTCGCCACGTTGCTCGATGCCACCGTTAGCGTCGTGCCCGGCGTCGTCACCGTGCTCACGTTGTCGACCGAGGGCACAAACACCAGCCCGACACCGCCGACACTCGCCACCGTCTCGTAGAGCGCGAGATGCTGTGGGTAGAGCGTCTTCTGGGTGCCGTTATAGATGAAGATGTACGGCTTGGTTGTGTCGTACGTCGTCGGCGCCGCGTGGCCAATGATGCCGGTGCCCGAGGCCGGCGTGATCGCCGTGAAGTAGGAGCCTTCATCCGCGAAGAAGAACTCTTTGTTCGTCAGTGGGGCCGCGTACGCTTCGTTGTAACTGCCGGTGCGTGACGGCGTGGTCGTGCCGCCGGCCACATCGCCGGAACGTGTCGTCAGTGCCGATGCAATCGCCATGCGCTACTCCTGTGCGACCGCAGCCGCGGTCTTACGCGGCCAACCGGCCACGCGACGAATCGGGGTTTCGGGAATCGTGGGGAGATGTTCGCCGGCCGCGTCAATCACGGCCGTCGCTTCACGCCGCGCCAGCTCGCCCATCCGCTGGACGCGGAAGTTCTCCTCGGCCGCCGCCGTGGCGATCTCGAGATCCTGCTGCTCCACACGCGCGATCGCATCTTCCTGACGCACGAAGTAGCCGCGGGCGATCTGCTCCTGTTCTTCGCGCGGACTGCCGACCACCACATGATGCGTGATGGCGCGGCGCCCGTTCACGTCATGGCCGCCCATGTGCAGCATCTTCGGATAGTCCTGCTGCACGAAGGGACGGCCCGGCGTGGGGCTGTACTGGTTCGGGAACATTTCCCACTTGGCCGCCTCTTGCGCGTAGGCGGATTCCGGTGAATGAAGGATTGGCATCGCGCCCTTTCCGTTACGTGACCGGCGCGCCGACCGCGGCGACGACGGCCCACAAGCCCTGCTGCGCCATGAGCGTGATCGACGCGCCCTTGAACTGCGCCGGCGTGATGGTGGTGTGCGGCGATCCGCTCACGCCGTCCGCGATCAGGGACGTCGCCGTGATGACGTGCGCCAACGTCGGCGTATTCACGATGAACCGGATCGTCCGGCCATCCTGCCCCGTCGTCGGGGCCGAGAGCGTGACCGCAATGGCCGTCGCCTTGTCGATGATGTAGACCGTATCCTTCGACGGGCAGGCCAGCGTCACGTCCGTGCCGAGCGTGACGACATCGGTCGCGTAGGGCGCGATCGGGACGTCGCTCTGCGGCGGCGTGACCGGGAAGTCCGCCGTGTTGGAACTCGTCTGCACGAACGCCAACGCCGAATGCGCGACCGCAGGCGTGCCCTGGTCGCCACGCGCCCGCACGGTGATCGTGCCCGAGATGGGCACGCCCGTGCAGACCATGTATTCGTTGTCGATCTTCACCGTCTGGTTCTGGCCCACAAGCCCGACGGCGGGAAAGCCCGTCGTGCTCGCGACCGCGAAAGTCGTCTGATTCGCCGTAATGGCGGCAGAAAGTGTCGTCGCTGTGAGTGCCACGGTTGCCGCTCCTTTAGCTGTAGAGGCGATGCGCGAAATACGGCAGGATGGCCGCTGCGCCGTAGATGACATCCACGCGGGACGGCATCTGATCCGTCTGAATGTTGTACTGCTCGGCCCAGCGCATGGAGAGCTTGGCCTTCTTCGACCGCGCCGAATAGCTCAACGCGCCCGGCAGTTTCGAGGGCAGATCCGCCATCACGAACGCGAAGGCGCCCGGATGGAAGATGAGTGACTGCCGCGACACCTGCGCCGCCATCGTCGCACCCACCGTGCCCGTGGCCCCCGTGAACGTCACGACCGCGTTGTTCGCCGGCGAGACGGTGACGGTCTGCAGCGGACCCGAGGTGATGATCGGCGGGTAGATGGGCAGCGTCCCCGTGGTCGTGCCGCTGATATCCGCGGTGATCGTGAAGCCCTGCAGTTGGCCCGTGTCCGCGTAGGACAAGGGATTCGCCGCATCGACGCCGGCCACCGTGAAGGTGTCGCCCTGCTTGAAGGCGTACGTCCCGAGGCCGGACATTGCGAGCGTGGAGCCGGTCTGGTTCGCGCTTGAGACGATGGGGGTCGCCGTTGTGAACGTGCCGGTCGTGTGGATCGGCGCGTTCGTGCCCGAGTACCACGACTCGATCCCGAGGGCGCCCTGATTGAACTCGCCCGTCCGGAAGTACTGGCTGATCTGGCCGCTCGGATTGAAGCTCGCCAGATTGGCATTGAGAATCGCCGCACGACTCAGTGGGTCCAGGACGGCCTTGAACTCCGTCGGCACCGCGAGATTTTCGAGTTTCGCGACCGCGTTGAGATACGTGGCGTTCGCCGTGATGGCGGTGCCCGGCGAACCCGCGAAGTTCGGCACACTCTTGTAGACCTCGTTGCCGCAGGTCGTATCGACCTTATTGGCGAGCGCGAGGCCGGCCGGTTCGGTGTACCACGCGCGGGCTTCGGGGATCGCCAGCGCATCATCCGCACTCGACCAGCCACAGCCGACATGCTGCTGGTGGTTGATCGTGAGCGGGACGGTCTGGTTGAGGATGGCCTGCTGAACGAGGGCCTGCCCCTCATTCACCACGAAGCGCTGCGGGATGCGGCACTGCGTGACGTAGCCGACCTTGGCGCCGCCCGGCTTGTTGCGCCAGGCGTCATCCCATTCCCGGGTGAAGTTGTTCACCAGGACCATCTTATTGTTGAAGTTTTCGGCGATGTCGTTGCCGACCCACGTCGGGGTGATGATCGTGTTGGCCATCGGCCAACTCCACAACCCAGCCGTTAGCGGGCAGCGCGTTTCCGTTCGAGTCGCCGACGCTCGGAAAAGGCGTCGAAATCGTCAGGATCGGCTGCGTCGTCGCTGGGCACTGTCGTTATGGTCCGCACCGGAGTGGGGGGACGCGATAACGGCGTTACGGGCTTGGTCGGGGCGGCCGCTCCGGACGTACCAGCCTGCATCCGACTATGGAGACGACGCCGCATGGCGGCGATGGCCGCATCAGTTACTGGAGGATTCGCGAGAATCAACTCATCCAGCAGTTCCTGCTGCGTTGCCAGGAACTTAAGCATGTTCGTCCCGTCCTCGTCAAGCAAGATCGCGTAGGCGAGCACTGAATCCCCGGCGATCTGCGCGTCCACCGGTGTCACGGCCGCTTCCCAGCTCGCGTCGGCGGCTTTCGCGGCCGTCACGCGCGCATTCCACCGCTGGCCAATCGCGGCCAGTTCCCCTTTCTGCTTCGCCTCGGCCGCCGTGCGTTCTGACGCCTTCGCGGCGCGCGCTTGTTCAAACGCTTCTTTCTTCGCATCCCAGCGCCCAAGCGCCCGGACGTGCGCCTGATACGGATCGGGCTCGCTGGCGAACTGCTCGAGCGTCGGTTCCGGCTCGCTGAAGGCTTCTGCGGTGGCCGCCGGCGGGAGCGCGGCAGGCATCGCGACGGGTGCGGTATCAACCTTCGGCGCGATCGGCCGATAGGCCGCGACTTGCGCCTCGACATGCTTGCGCTGCTTCTGGCGTTCGTCGGCTGTGGCTTTCGGGTAGACGCGATCGAGGATCGCGTCCACATCACGCAGCCCACGTTCTAACGCCAGTTCCACGCGCGTTTCGCGCAGGTCGGCAGAGAGCTTGCTGATGCGTGGGGCATCATCGGGCCGTGCGTCATGACTGGGCGCGCGGCGGCCACGCTGAAAGCGCCCGCGATCGTCGCGTGCGTCCTCGATCGCATCGTCGGGATCCTGTTCAACGGCCGCTTGTACTTCGACCACTTCGGCCGCCACCGAGCCTGCAGGCATGGGCCGCAACCCGCCTTGGTCCGGCGGCAGATCATTGATCACTTCGGCGGGCTCGAAGTCCATCGGTTCGTTCACGTTCATGCGTCGTCTCCCAGTAACAAGCCCAACAGAAACGCTTCTTCTTCAATCAGCGGCGTGCGATCGACCCAGCCGGCGACGCGGATAAACCGCCGATGCCCGCCCACGATGAACACCGCCAGGGCCGGTGGTGTGACCGCGCCCCGCCACTCCATCTGTCGGGCGCCACGTTCCACCTGGAACACTCCCTCGGGATCGCGGTGTCGCGGCTGGCGACGCTCGAAGATGCTTGGGCCGGTGGTCGTGCCGCCGAACTTCGCCGCGCGCCCACGGAATGTGCCGACAGGCGCGCCGGTCTCGACGTCGAACGTCCCGGTAATGATCGCGCCTTGATTGGCCCAGGTCCCATCCGCCCAGACGTCATCCGCCCACGATGGCTGCGCCCACACCGACCCAATCGCCGCCACACTACACAGGCCCCCACGGCGTCGCCGCGCCGTCGCCTTGTAGTTCGACGTCGTTCACCCTCTGGATATTAGCGTCCACCACGCCGGCTTCCGTGAAAGTCAGCGCATCCGTCTTGGCCTTGATCGCATCAACCTTGCCATCGAGCGTCGTGCCCGTGTCGACCAGGATCGCGGCGGTGTCCGACTTCACGGCTGCGATGTCTGCCGAGACGGATGCGCCGGCCGGCGCGCCGAGGCGTGCGAACGCATCGCCCGTCATGGCCGGCGCCACGGCCGATTTCCAGTCGAGCACGTTCGCGTCGATCTGATTCGCCACGGTGAAGGTCAGGCTGTCGGTCTTGGCTTTGATCGCCGCGGTCTCGGTCTTGGTGTCCCCGACGGCTTTCCCAAACGTGCCGGCGGTGGTGAAGTCTGCGGTCGCCGTGCCCCAGACCGCTTCATTGATCGGCGCGTCGAGCTGGTTGATGGCTTCGCCGGTCGTGCCTGCGTCCTGATGATCGGCCAATGGCTCATCCCAGACACCATCGACAATCTGCTGTACGGTGAGACTCGCCCCGCCCGCGTTGTCCGCGATTTCCTTGACGACGGAGCCCGCCACGGCGCTGGCGTAGGTTGTGCCGGAGTCGGTATCGAAGAAGTCTTTCAGGGCGGCTGCCGTCAGCCCACCGATGGTGCCGGTGATATTGCCGCCGACGTTGCCAGTGACACTCGCCACCGACCCTGCGACGTTACCGCCCACATTGCCCGTCACCGAACCGACCGCACCGGTGACGCTGGCGATCGTGACATCGGCCGCCACCTTCGCATCCGTGATGCAGTCGTTCGCCAGCACAGTTGATGTAATCGCGTTCGCCGCAAATGTGGCCGCATCGATCGCCCCATCCGCGATCTTCGCCGCCGTGATCGCGTTGTCGGCAATCGCGGTCGCCGTGATGACGTTCGCCGCCAGCCCGTTCACCGTCGTCACGTTCGTCGCCGTCGTCACCGTGCCGGCCGTGATGTTCGTCGTACTCGCCACGGTCGCATTCGTCGGGAACGTGATGGTCCCGCCATTCGCGACCGGGTTCGTCTTGATCGTGTCCACGTCCACTTTCTGCGTGGTGGCAATCGTCGTCGCCGTCAAATCGTTCGCTGTGGTTTTGCTGCCGATGTTTGCCCAGTCGAGGCCCGCTTCACCGCCAGCGCTGACATCCAGCGTCCGGCCGGCGGTCGTGGGCTGGAGGTACCCCGGCGCACTGGCCGCGAACAGCGCGTCGTAGACGGCTTCCTCGATCACGAAGAACTTATCGAACACGACGAGCGCCCCGGCCACCAACACCGAGACGTCCAGCTCGCCCACGGTCGCCGTGTCGGTCGCGTCGAACGTGACGCCATACACACCGTTGACGCGATGCGTCCCGCCGCCGCTGTTTTTGTTGGCACTCGCGCCGCCGTTCACGACCAACTTGATGTCCGTGTTGGCGATGGTCAGGCCCGTGGCGGGCGTGATGAAATCGGTATCGTCAATGAACGGGCCGAGCGCCCGCGACTGCGCCGCCGTGGCTTGCTTGAGATAGCCCGGCATCTAGGCCGCCATCCGGCGCATCTGCGCGTAGTAGAAGAACGGGGTGCCGGTGCCCGCCACGGCCGTCACCGTGAACGTCGGGCTGGCCACCACGGGCGACGCGAGGGTCAGCGCCGACGCCGGAATGGTGCACGTGATCGTTTCGGTGCTCGCAATGTCGTAGGACGCGAAGGCGTCGAGCGTGATCGTGACGACGGTATCGGACGTGCGGACCACGCCGCCGACGCCTTGTCCTGCGACCACCACATCATTCCAGCCGTTCGCGGGGGAGGTCGCCGCGACGATCCCATCAATGATGTCTTGCCGGATCGCATCGAACGTCGCGCCGGCCGCGACCCAGGTGTCGCCGGTGAGCGTGATGATGATGGTCTCGCCGCCTGCCACCACATCGGTTTCGGTGATCATGGGGACGGCGGTGCCCGTGAGCACGGCCGAGGCCGACGCGCCATTCGCGAGCGTGTTGCTGATGCGCGGCGATCGCCACTGTCGAAAACTCATCGCGCAATCCCCGGCCGAAAGGCTCTCGGCGGTCGCCCTTGGCCCATCGTCCTGAGCGTGCTCGTGACGAGCGGCGTGGCCGAGGCCGTCACGACGCCCGCGATCACGGCCTCCCAGAGCAAGTACGTGCTGGATGTGGTGAGCTGGTACGAGCCGGGCGAGGCGTTCACAATCGACGCCACGGCCAGCGTCTCGTTATTGCCGACTGAGGCATCACTGATCCATGCCCCCGTATAAGTCACTGCGCCTGAGCCATTCCACGAGATGCCGATGATGATGTCGATCGACGCGGTGACGATCGCATTGCTCGTGATCGCCGTGCCGTTCCCGGACGCCGCTTGATCGGAGTCGTCCGTGGCCGAGGCTGTCGTGATGTCGTATTCACAGAACGCGCCTTCGGTCACGGCCACACCGCCGTAGGTCAGCGGCCCCGTCGATCCCGTGGCGATGCCCCAGTACGCCACTTCATGCTCTGAGTTCTGACCCGTTTGTTCGGTCATGATGGCGTTCCATGAGACCGCCACACCGCCGCCGAGCGCCCCAAAGGCACTGCTGCTCGTGAGCGCGACCACCACGAGACGTCCCGCCGTCGGCGTGAACGCGATCGTGCGGCTGGTCTGACCGCCGTTCCAGGTGTCCACATTGACCGCGTTCGCCATTAGCGGATCTTCTCGCTCATGCTGATGCCACTCCCGGCCCGCGCGAACAGGTAATTGTTCAAGCTGATAGAGGTCGAACCGCCGAAGGCGACGTACCCGACCCACTCCGCCGTGACCCCGCCGTTCGTGTCCACGATGACCGTGAACCCATCGGCGCTCATGGCGCTGATGTCGAGGCTTTCGGCGAGCGCGCCCGCGTTACTGGGAAACGCGAGGCAGGAGTCGTACTCCAAGACGGTGTTGACTTCCGAGGCCGTCGCGTTGCCGTTCTCGTCCCACGTCCCTTGACTCCGGCGACTCGTCGGGCTGCTCGCCGTGCCGAGACTCATCTTGTTTTCGACGACGGCGGAGTTCGTCGCGCTCTCCGCGAGGCTCACGCCCATGAACGACACACCGATCGGCTTGAAGCCGAGCCCGCTCACCGTGGACGTCGCACTCCCGGTCTGGCCTTCAATCGTGAACGACCCGGCCTGCCACTGCCCGCCAGAGATGGCCAGCGCCATCGTCTTGCGGTTGCTCGTGGTGCGAACGGTCCAGTTCAGTGTGAAGCTGCTGTCGTTGAACGCGGAGACCACCGCTTGGGCGTTCACCGTGGTCGCGCCCGCCGCGATCATGTTGCTGATACATTCGCCGCTGCGCGCCCGTCGTCTCGTGTCAGATGTGGCCGAGCCATCATCAGAGAAGCCGAACACGACGATGTTCTCGGCGCTCGCCGGTCCAGTCGAGGCCCCGACTGCGAAGACACTGCTATCGGCTTGGAGCGTCCCCGTGGTCGTGCCGAGCCGTGTCGCGAAGAACACCACGGATGGTCGGAAGCCGGTCTCGTAGTTGACGGTCCCTGTCGCCGCGGGCTCGGAGATCGTCACGATCTGCGCTTCTTGCACGCCATCGC